AACACTTCAGGTGGTTCTGGTGGTGGAAATGGTGCTGCTATTAGGCGAACTTCTGGTTTTAGTGTTACAATAAATAATAGTGGTTCAATTACTGGCGGTACATCTGACACTGGGGTAAATTAATTTTTTAATTCATTTATTATGACAACTGAATTTGACTTGATACGAAGGTATAGAGGTGCTTTCACAGAGCAAGAATGTAATAAATTTATAGATTTTATTGAGAATTTTGATCAACATAATATTTTAGTACACGATAAAGAAAACTTACATCAGGTCAATCATAAAACTGCAAATGTTTCATACAGTTATGATTTCCCTTCATATAGTCAATTAGCAGATGAAATAATTCCAAAATTTAAACCTTGTATTGATGAGTATCTAGAGGCAGTTAGTATATTAAAAGATTTCAAATTTTTAATTTATGATTTGAAAGTAAAGAAGATACCCATATGTGGTGGATTTCATTCTTGGCATTTCGAGAATGGTTCAATACCATATAGTCAACGAAAATTTGTTCTACAACTTTATTTGAATGATAATTTTGAAGGAGGAGAGACAGAATTTTTATATCAGAATCGAAGAGAACTTGCAAAACAGGGTGATGTATTGATTTTTCCTGCAGGGTATACACATACTCATCGAGGTAATCCACCAATAGGAGGTTCAAAGTATTTAATTACATCGTGGGCAATGGTACAAGATAATGACTAGACAGATATTTAACATCTTTCCAACCACAATTTACGTCAGCGAGATTCCCAATCATAAAAAATACAAAGATACTTTTTATAAAGTATATCCTAAGTATGATTATGACCAAGTAACATACCAAGATGGTGAGGAGTGGTTTAATACCACGAGTGAGAATACAGGTAATCCATTTATACATCTAGATGATGAACTTGAAGAATTATTTGAGAATATAATTTTAGAGACTAAAATTTATATCCATGATGTATTGAAGTATAAAGATATATTTGATTTTATCATCACCAAGAGTTGGATTTCTCGTTCAAGAGCTGCACACGAAACTATTAAGTGGCATACACATTCAACTAGTCACATATCATTTTCTTATTATTTAAATACACCACCTAACTCTCACGTTTTAAAATTTGCTAATGCAAATAATCTAAATGGACTGTTTGATGGACTTAATACAAGTGATATTAAAGATGGTGTACGAGAAAGCAACGAACTTAATGCTTCAAGTTTTCATATAAATCCAGAGGAAGGTTCTTTAATTTTATTTCCTAGTGCTATGGAACATTGCACCGCAAATCATTCAAATGATTTTAAGGGTGAGAGATTGGCAATCGTTGGTGATATTACACTAGTATATAAAGAAGATGGTGATAATGATTATTCGATGGGTTTTGTAAATCCTAAGTTTTGGAGGACATACAAATGAAGGTGATTGTAAAAATTGAACAATACTTACCTGATACAGAACAAATTACTTTTAGAATTTGTGGACTACATTCACACAAAACAATAAATGATTATCGAGATTATGCAATCGAAATATCGGATTTGGATATGACTAATACAGAGTCTTTCATCGATAGTTTAGTTTTTAAAGTTAAACATTTACTTCAAGAACAAGATGAAAATGAACCTATACTTGATGAAAATATACCTATCGAGATTGGTAGTGAACTAGATATTCAAAATCTACTGGGGAAAAATATTGAGGGTAAGATTTGGTATAGAGGAACTAGATTACTGAAAATGAGGAGAATAGAATTATGAGACATTTTTTCAAAAAGTGTGAAGAGTTTACTTTATGTGGTGGTGTAGGGGATGCAGATGGATTATTCACACATGGTTATCCTGATAATTATGCAATATACCATATAATTACTAAAGGGAGTGTCAAGATGGCAAGACCTTTTGAAAGTGAATATGTATCTCTTGATGCAGATGGTAATAATTTTGTAGATGTAAAAGACTATCTCTATTCAAAAAGATATTATACATCATCTACCCCATATCATATGTTCGGATTTAATGCACTTGAACCAGAGCAAGATTGGGATGGAAGATTGGTGAAAGAATCTTTCGATGGTGATAATAAAAGTTGGTTGATTTGTTTTAGTGGTAAACCTATCATCAATGGTGTTGTAGTAAAACCACTAGACTATGCTAAACTAGATGATAAACACTATGAAGTTACACTCAATGATGCAATTGTTGGTGTATTTACTAAATTATGATTACAAAAGAACAACTTACAAAACTATTTCATTGGGGTAATAAAACAACATTTCCATTAAGAAAGGAAGGTATTACCTCAAAGTATATGGGATATGATGTTTTTGTTTCATATGCTAAGTATGGTAAGAATGAAAAAAGATATAGGAATAAATTATTTGATGATGACATATATGAAATTATAAAAAATGATGAGATTTATGGTGTTGCATATTTAAAATATTCAGCACACGTTGATGCAAAACCACATAAGGACTTTAATTTATGGGGTAAAGATTTCTTGAGAATACAAATACCTCTGAAGATACCACAGGGGAATAAATGTTACATCGAGTTTATTGAAACAGGGGAAAGATTTTATTGGCAAGAGGGAAAGGTAGAGATATTTAATGTAGAAAAATTACATCAAGGGAAGAATGATTCTGATGAAACAATGGAGTTTTTATATGTTGACATTAACCCTGATACAAAAGTTGAACTATGAATGATAGTGAAATCATTGTAATTGATAATATCATTGACCTAGATTATCAAGAACAAATTAAGAGTATATTATTAGGAGAGATTAATTATAAAGACTATGAGTTTCCGTGGTATTATACGAAAGACGTAACAAAATCAGACTGTCAAGACAGTCAGAAAAGACCCGCATTTACTCACGGATATGTAAAGTTATCAGGCATAGTAATTAGTGAGTTTCACGATATATTTTTAAATTTAATTAAGGTTTGTTGTCATAGACTACAAATAACAAAGGTAGATGTGATACAGGGTCGTTCATTCTTACAGTTACCATTGACCACTAAAAAGGGAAAGGTGGACACACCACACATTGATACAGATGATAAACATTTTGTGATGTTATATTATGTTTGTGATAGTGATGGAGATACTATTATATACAATGAAAAGGTGGAGAGTAAAGAATACACAGTTAACAAAAGTGTGACACCAAAGCAAGGTCGTGTGGTATTATTTGATGGAGGATTGTATCATACAGCAGAGCAACCCACTAAAGATACAAGATGTGTTGTGAATTACAACCTTGTCTGATGCAACACTTGATTTTTTGTTTTTTATTTGCTATAATATACCCATAACTATTGAATTATGAGCGATATTAAATTATTTAATGATAATTGTATGAAGATACTACCAACTCTGTCAGATGGAAGTATTACAATGACGTTAACAGATATACCTTATGATGAAGTCAACCGTTCAAGTGGTGGACTTAGAAATTTAGATAAGAGTCACGCAGATATAATCACATTTCCTCTAGATGATTTTATTGACGAGATTGTTAGAGTAACCTCTGGTAGCATTTATATTTTTTGTGGTTCAGTTCAAGTATCGCATATTCGTGATAGATTGATTGAACATAAACTGTCTGTTCGACATTGTATATGGGAAAAGACAAACCCATCACCAATGAATGGTCAACATACATGGTTATCAAGTATTGAGAATTGTGTGTTTGGTAAAAAATCAGGAGCTACATTTAATGAGCATTGTAAGTCAGCAGTATGGAGACACCCTATTGAACATTATAAAGACCACCCAACACCAAAACCAGTTAAGTTAATGTCAAGATTAATTGAAGCGAGTTCTAATATAGGAGATTCAGTATTAGACCCCTGTATGGGTAGTGGAGCAATCGGTGTAGCTGCAAAACAATGTGCAAGAGACTTTATAGGAATAGAATTGAATAAAGAATACTATGCAATGACAGAGGAGAGAATACAGAGTCAAACTGGAAGTGTTCTTGATTTCCTAACATAGGTTGACAAAGAAATAAAGGTGTGTTAGATTAGTTTTAACTCGAAGCAACAGCAGTTGTGACGAGGGTTTAGTAAAACTACAATTAAAATTATGACTAAAGTTTATTTGGGCAAGTGTGATGCTCCCGATTTGAGTTTATTACCAACAAAAGAATCAAGAAGAAAATTTCGCACAGGAAAATACGTTGAAACTGTCTTAGAATTTGTGGACAGAATTGATGTCGGTGGAGGAACCGAAAAAAACAGAGCAAGAGCAGAAGGTACAGATACCGAGCATGCAACAGCTTTATATAATGAATTATGTTCTGGCATAAGATATGACCAGTTACCACCTATCGTTATTAAAGTTGGAACTTCATACACTCTGATTGATGGATATACAAGAGTCAAGGCTCTCAAAAAGAGAGGTCAAGAGAGATGGTGTTTCGATGTTTATGAGATAAACGATGGTTTTTCATTATCTGAATTAAGGGATGAAATCGGACTCGGAGCAAACAACCACGTTGTTGCAAAGAGAGCGACTAAAGCAGATTTCATTATCTCAGGTATTCAATGGGTCAAAGATAAGGACACTTCAGACGAAGAAACAACCATATCTAAAAAAGACATAAGGAAATGGTTAGATGGTATTCCTAATTCATTCAGTAAATGGGAAAAAACAGATATTGTCAACAAAATATTTGATAAAGCATATCCTGATGGTTCAGTTGCAACATTTACTGAAGCAGAGGCTTCACAATACTTAGAACCACTAGGTTACGCATCAAAGGGTAAAGATGATGGAGATGGATTTGTTGGTCGTACATTTGCAGCAACGGTAAATGGAACACACGCACCACGAAACTTTTGTCATGCCTTAGATGATTTCTTAGAACATGGTAAGAGAACAAGAATCAACTTGTTTGCTCCAAATGGCACACAGAGTAAAGATGTTGAGAGAGCAATTCAATCTCAAAAAGAAGAACTTGAAAAGTGGGAAGAGGCTCTTCAAGAATATGCAATCGCTAGAAAGCTTGACCGTAACTTCAGATTAATTGAGTTCGGTGTAAGACCTTCTCAGTTAGTTGATATTGACCCAGATGGTGGAGTAGTTCCACTTGATTAAGTGTCACAAACCCCCTGCAAAGGGGGTTTTTTAATGCTATAATATTCATATCTAAAGAAAACTAATGCAACTAAGACCACATCAAGAGCAAGCAATACAATCAATGTTAGACAATGACAAAGGACAAGTCATTGTTCCTACTGGTGGTGGTAAGACTATCTGTATGATTATGGATACTATCAAGCAGTTCACATTGAAGCAACACGGACTTGGTATATCTCAGACATTCGTAGTAGTTGCACCACGCATACTACTTGCAGAGCAACTATGTAGTGAGTTCTTGGAAATGATGCACGAGCAAGACGATGTTACACCTATGCACGTTCATAGTGGTAAAATCAAAGGTATGTTCAGCACAACAAATCCATTTCAGATACAGCAATTTGTTGAGACAACATCAGGTAACAGACTTATATTTACAACATATCATTCACTACACAGAATACAAGAGAGTGGCATTAATGTTGATACTATTTACTTTGATGAACCACACAACTCAGTTCAGAAAAACTTTTTCCCTGCTACTGATTACTTCTCTCAGTATGCACATCGTTGTTACTTCTTTACTGCTACACCAAAGCATAGTCGTTCTCCTGTCAAGGCAGGTATGAACTGGACAGAGGTATATGGTGGTGTGATATGTCAAGTTCCCGCACCAAAGTTAGTCAAGCAGGGTTACATACTACCACCTAAAGTTAAGGTGTATCGTTCAAGAATACTTAAGAAAGATGAGTTAGTTGCTGATAGAGACAATGAGCAAATGATTGGTGCGATTGACAATCTTGATAAGGACAAAGTATTAATATGTGCCAAGTCAACCAGACAGATTGTTGCACTTATTTCTCAGACAGATTTTGTACAACAACTTGCGATTCGTGGTTACTCTTATATGTTTATCACAGCAAAGACAGGTGCGATGATTGATGGAGAGAAGGTCGATAGAGAGACTTTCTTTAATACACTTAATGAGTGGGGTAGGACAGACAAAAAGTTTGTTGTACTTCATCACAGCATACTCTCAGAGGGTATCAATGTCAATGGTCTTGAAGCAGTATTGTTTATGCGTTCGATGGACTACATAGGTATTAGTCAGACAATCGGTAGAGTTATTCGTAAGGGCAATGCAGACAAAGTATTTGGTCTTGTATGTGTGCCAGTTTACTCTAATGTTGGTATTACCACCGCAAGAAAGGTTGAAGCAGTAGTAGATACTATCTTCAACAAAGGACAGGCAGCAACTACAATTATTACACGATGAGTAAAATAGTATTAGTCACAGGTGGATTTGACCCCATACATAGTGGTCATATTTCATACTTTAAAAATGCAAAAGAGTTATATCCAAATACACCATTGTGCGTGGGATTAAATTCTGACGATTGGTTAATTCGTAAGAAAGGAAAGTATTTCCTACCAATGGCAGAAAGAAGAGCTATCGTCAAAGAACTCAAACCAGTTGACTTGACAATTACTTATGATGACACAGACAACTCATCTTGTATGGCAATCTTTAAGTGTTTACAAATGTATGATAAAGTGATATTCTGTAATGGAGGAGATAGAGTCAACACTAATGTACCAGAGTATCTTAAATTTCAAGAGAATGAAAGAGTTATCTTTGAGTGGGGTGTTGGTGGCGATGATAAGATGAATAGTAGTAGTTGGATTTTAAATGAGTTTTTGAAACGATGAAAGACACAATTTTATTTGGCGATTGTCAAAACACACTAAAAGAGTTTGCACCTAATAGTGCAAGAACTTGTATTACATCCCCACCATACTACGGATTGCGTGATTATGGCACAGCAACTTGGATAGGTGGAGACCCAAATTGCAATCATAGGAGAGACAGTAAAGTCAAACCTGAGAATTGTAATACAGGTCATAAGAATCACGATGATATGGCAGGGGTTGGGGATGCCATATACAAAACGGTATGCCCGAAGTGTGGAGCAATCAGACAAGATAGTCAAATTGGATTGGAAGAAACACCAGAGGAGTATGTCGAAAAACTTGTAAACGTATTTAAGGAGGTTCGCAATGTGCTTACAGATGATGGAACTTGTTGGGTTAATCTTGGGGATAGTTACTATAACTACAGACCTGGAAAAGGACAAGGATTGGTTAAACAAAGTGTCTCAACTACAAAGCAAGACCTACCAGATTTGTGTCCTCGTAGAGGAAATCGAATCGAAGGACTCAAAGAAAAAGACCTCATCGGAATCCCTTGGCTCTTTGCCTTTGCAATGAGAAACGATGGATGGTATCTCAGACAGGATATAATTTGGCATAAACCAAACCCTATGCCTGAGAGTGTACGAGATAGGTGTACGAAGTCGCACGAATATATATTTTTGTTTAGTAAAAATAAAAAGTACTACTACGATAATGAAGCAATCAAAGAACCCGCAAAAGATTGGGGAACAAGAGACAGAACAAACGGAAAATACCACAACGAAGGAACAGGACTCCAACCGCATAGCGGACTTACAAAATCATATCCAACAAAGAATAAACGATCTGTCTGGTCAGTAACAGTTAAACCATATAAAGAAGCTCATTTTGCAACATATCCACCTGACTTGATTGAACCTTGCATACTTGCAGGGAGTGAGGAAGGAGATACAGTACTTGACCCATTTATGGGTGCAGGAACTACAGCTGCAGTAGCAAAGTCACTTAATCGTCATTATATTGGTTGTGAACTCAATGAAGGATATGGTAACTTAATTCAGAAAAGAATACAGGATTATCAACCAGTTAAAAAAGTGGCACAAGAGCCTTGCATAAACATCTTGGATATTATATAATAGAAGAGTAAACAAAGGAGATACTATGATTGAAGGATTCGTTCTCACATTTGCGTTGATGACATTTTGTATTGGTTCATCATTTGCAATCGTTAAATTTGCAACCAAAGGGAGGTTTTTCTAATGCGTTGTAAAGTACAACTAATTGTAGCAGGTCAAGTTTTTACTGAGGAAGTAAGAGCAGTTGACTATCAGGAAGCAAGACAAGTTGCACTTGCAAGAAATCCTAACGCTACTGTTGTTAGTGTTACTGCTGTATTTTAATGGCAAGAGGAGACAACTACCAATCTTTTTATCCAACCAAGAATCTAACTTTGCTAGACGCAAAGGTAGGACAACCAAATGGTTGGGTATCTAAAGATGGTATGTGGGCTGCAGTTCCATCAAATGGAAGAAAGTTTGCCATAGTGCATAATGGTATCGTAGAACACTTCTCAAAGAACTTTGAGTGTGCTATGATATACATAAAAAAAGGTATTCAAAAGGAGAAGAAAAATGCACGACCAAAACTCAATTGATACAAAGGAAACATCTGCTCAAAAATATCAACGAGCATTAGATTTGTTTACCGAGTCAGTATTAAAACCTGACCACGATTTGCGTGGTTGTGCATATAATCAAGGTTGTTATGAGGATTTAATGGAAATAAGAGAACACGTTTTAGAATACCTTAGAACATTAAAAGAAGTTACATATCATACTAACCCAGATGAAAGTGATGACCTTGAAACTGCTAAGTTAATTGAAACAAAACCATTATCAAAATGGCGGTAATGTGTTCATAACAATACATTAATATTAGGGTAAAAATATTAAAATAAATAATGTGAACTATTAATTTACCTTATGTTATCTACCCAATACCGTTTAAGATTACAAGCGATTTGCAAAGACATCGCAGCTGGAACTGAAGTTTCGTTAGAAGATATGATATGGGCGAATAAGTTGGCAAAAGCAAATACAAGTGCCAGAGGTATGTTAAGTCAAGCAAGAAGATTAGCAACAGATGATGATGGTTCGTGCCTTAAATATTTGGACATAGGCAATCCAGATAGAAAACCTAAAAGAGGATTTAACGGTGCAGACGATATTGCTGATTGGTTTAAGCAAGACCGTTCAGATGATTGGCGACAACGTGACTAGGTATATGTGCGTAGGCATAAATTTTTGTTAATTTGTATCAGGATTTACAGACACCTTAAGTCTAAATATTTTCAGAATTAGGAGAAACAAGATGCACTAAAACTCCTGTATTATGATTCAAATATTCAACTATTATTCGATAAAATGCACAACTTAATTCCACTTAATCAACTCAATGGTAACAATGAGGATAATGATTTAATCACAGAATACTACGAGTGCCTAGTCGAATGTGACGACAGACAATCAGAATGTAAAAGAATATGTAAGGAGGTTTTAATTCGTTAATTGTAATTTACCGAGTTAGCAAATGTATCAATTCACTCATCCACCTTAATTAAATAAAATAAAAAAACAACCCCTTGACTTTTTAAGTCAGGGGGTTTATAATTGGAGAAACCATTTACTATGATTAATCCGTTGTCTTATGTTAAGAATGTAAGAACTGTCTATGATAGATTTTACCAGAAAAATATTAAGGAAGTGCAAGTACAATTTTTAGATGAGAACCCTGCTTGGATTCCGTACGATACACTACTATCAATGTTACAAGTTGACATCAAAGAAGATTATACAGATTGGAAAGATTTATGAAAGTATTATTTAAAATTAGAGAATTTGCTTGGGTTATCGTATCTGAGATAGAAGATTGGTTATACCCATATCGTAATAGATTGACACCAGAGGAACAGTTTGAAATCAGAGTCAAAGACCCGATGAGTGGGGAGAACTTTATGGTTGAAGAAGTTATACAACAACAGAATGAAAGAATTGAAAGACTACAGGATGAAATGATAAATGTTCAAATGAAATTAGCAGAACACGAAGAGAGATTTAAGACTAGAGTTAAGATAAAGAAGGATAGCACATCTGTATCAGGAGATATCAAGAATATCTTTAATTCCTGATATACTAAATAATTCTTAATATAACTTAACTATTGATGAAGGATAAGAAAGCAGCTAAGACCGTTGCGGA